CTCAAATCATCGGGCACAATTATGGCCTATATGTTGAAGGCATTGGAGATGTGCACTACGTATGTGTACGAGCACTTGCTCAAACACGCGGCAGCAGTGCCCAAGTACTTTGGCAATGAAGAGTTCGTTAGCATCATTGAAGCGTGGGAAGCGGCGAAGAAAGATCCCGCCATGAAAACAGTTGCCACGAACAGGCAATTTATTCAACAAGTGATTATGCTATCTGATCGCCTCGCGAAAGTACACCAGGATGTGTTTGCGAGGGGTTACGATTGGCAACGTGCGGTTTTGCTAACGCACATTGCGGCGCTCAAGAGAGAAATCGATCGAGTGCTTGACCAAATACCAGAGGCACTGAAGACAAAGAAGATGACAACGCGCCCGCGCCCTGTGTGGATACACGTTGTCGGACCACCGCGTATTGGTAAGACAACGGTGGTTCAAAAATGGATCCTGACGACGCTACTGGCGAAGTTACACCCGGAACTGCAGTACGAGAACACAAACAATATGCAGTTTATGAGGAACGCAAAAGACCAGTTTTGGGAAGGATATTGGAATCAACAAGTGGTTGTGTATGATGATTTGTTCCAAGTGCATGCGCACGATGAGTCTGTTGTCAATGCAATCATGGAACTCACCTCAATCATGAATGACGGACAAGTGCCTCTATTGATGGCATTTCAGAGGAAGGGAACAGCCTTTTTCGATTCTCCCATTGTGTACTCTTCGAGCAATGTTGATTTTGATGGCTTGACTGCGGTGTCTGATAAGTGTGTGTCGCAAGGCCTGCATCTGGTACAACGCCGTGATTTTGTCGTGAACGTTACAGCTCGAGAGAAGTATATGCGAGACGACATGTCTGGCATTGATCCGGCTAAGTTTGTTGTCGGACCTTTTTATGCAGAGGGAGATGTTATCCCACGTGATTTGTATTACGTGGAAGTGCGGTCGGGAGACGGTACGCAGTTGCTTTCAAACGGAACATTAGCAGCAACCGTCAATGACTTGACGGATCGGGCTAAAAAGTTGTGTCTCGATCGAGCGACGGCAAATAATACTGTCGATTCTGCTTTGAAGAACATGCATGCGCAAATTATCGCAGGCATGCAAGCAGAAATCGTCTCTGATGATGATATTGATTGGACGAGTGAGAAACTCGTTGAAACTCAAGCGACTATGTCGCCGCCAGAAAAGAGGACGCGCAAGAAAGAACGGAGGAAACCTCGTAAAGATGGTGAAGGATCTAGTTTTGACCCTGAACCTCGTGATGACGTTGTCCCTCAACGTGCTCGTGTTGTTAAAGTTGAAAAGACCGTGTTTAGGTCTCAAATGTTCTCAACTCATTGTCCACATCGTGAGCTGCTTAAAGGACAGAATTTGACATGGAATGAGAAGTTCAAGAATAACATACACTTGCTTGCAATGTGGATGTCTGTTGCCGAAACTGATGCTGGTTTCCGGACACGCAATTGTGTTTCTCGGACTTTGGCTAAACCTCTGTTTTGGATGTCTCCTGTTCTTGTTTCGAATTGGAACAACCACGAAGCATTACGAAAAGTGAATTGGCTTGAACGAGCGGTTGTGTATGCGCCAGCAGTGTTGCTTTTATTAGCAGCGCTGGCTTTGGTGCGGCGTACCTTTCAGGGTATGGCAGCAAAAGCTCAAGCTGCATTCAAAGCGCAAGAATTCAACCAGCAGAATGAGGACACAAACGCACTTCTGAAGAAAAACATGACGCGTTTTAACGCTTATGACAATGAGAGCGAAACACCAGTGTTGTCCATTGGCGCAATTAATGTTGGCAACAATGTTTTTGCGATACCACGTCATTTTTTGAGAAGGCTGTCATCGATTGATCGGTCTTTGCTCCATCTTGGAGTGGTCATGCCAGTTAGGAATGAGGTCAAAGTTCCAATGCGAAACGTAAAGATAGTAACATTGTCTGATGATTCTGATCTCGCCTTTGTACAGGTGATGGGCATTTCAAATGGAAAGAAGATTCTTCATCATTTTGTGCCACGTGACGTGAAACCTAACTTGAATAATTGCTACCTTTATGGTCCTCGCAGTATTCAGTATGGGACAGACTTGACGACCAGTATTATCACGCTGAAAGATACGCGTGAACATGGCACATTTTTATATCGTGCAGATGAACAGAACATGCGCGGCCAAATAGCACCGTTTTTGGACATAGTGGCAGATCAAGGCTACTTGTACACGGGAGCGACGACTGTCAGTGGCGATTGTGGAATGGCTTTGTGCCATTCGGACGACAAGTATACTTCTAAGATTCTGGGATTTCACACGGCAAGTAACGGGATGCAAGGATTTTCTCAGCGCATTACGCGTGAAGATATTCAAGAAGCGTTCGATTATTTTGCTCACGAGGAACCTCATATTGAAGTGTTACCTGCACAGAAGGTGGTTCCACGATTGGTCCAAGATTTCGAACAGCTCGATGGTACGCTCAACGTAGTGGGTAAAGCCACGGTCGTTGATACGCCAATTGGCAATTGTTCAATGAAGGTTACGCCTGCAACAAGAACAAAATTCCAACGCAGTATTTTTGCAGCTCAGATTGAAACGGATTTTGGACCATCACCAAACGCGCCTGCGGCTCTTACTGTGCGAAAAGCACCAGAGGGAGACGTTAGTCCGTTGGTGAATGGCTTGAAAAAGTTGACGAAGACCACTCATATGTTTGATCAGCAAACGCTTGACGATGCCGCAGACGCTGCTGGAGCAGTGTTTATTAAGACGGCAATGCCTGTGACTGACAGACGGGTGCTTACGGCCAGTGAAACCATGAATGGTTACCATCGAATGAAGCAGATTGAAGTCAATACGTCTGCAGGATGGCCATATAACACGAAACAAACAGTTGGAGGAAAAGCTCCATGGTTGGACGTCACTTATGATCAAGATACTGGAATGAAGATTCTCGCTCCTGGCGATTCGCTCAAAAACATGTGGGTTGACCGCGTGGAAGCAGCGAAGAAGCTTGTGGGAGTGGAGACGCTGTTTGTCGCAACGTTGAAAGACGAACCACGACCTTTGGCGAAAGTCGAAGAATGTAAAACGCGAGTTTTCCAGGTTGGACCCGTTGACTTGTCCCTTGCAATTCGACAGTACTTTGGAGCGTTTATTTCTGATGCTCAAAGTGACCCGGTCAATGGAGAAATTGCGATTGGGATTAATCCCTGTTCCCCCGATTGGAATGCTCTGTACACGCGCCTGAGAAAGAAGGGTGGTGGCTTTGTCGCCGGTGATTACAAGGATTACGATGCCTCGCTGTCTTATCAGCTTGGACTGGCATTTCTTCGTGTTGTCGAGAATTATTACCAGCACTCTACTGAAGAGGAGCGAAACGTGCGGAAAACACTTGTAACACAGTTGTTTAACACGACGCAAGTTGCTTGTGACACTGTGTTTGAAACGTGGCAAGGAAATCCCAGTGGAGATGCTTTGACGACTGTCATCAATTGCGTCATCAATATGATACTCATGAGGCTTGCGTACACGGACATCACGGGCATGACGCCTGCGAAATTTGTGGATGATGTTGCCTTTACGTGCTATGGTGATGATCACGTGTTGGGAATAACTGAACGAGCGCGAGAGAAAGGCTTTGGCATGATTGCCATTTCTGAGTACTTTGCCAAATTTGGCATAACCTACACTGACACGGACAAGTCGGACATTCACTCCAATTTTACGGAGGACAAGAATCTCAGCTATTTGAAGAAGCGCTTCCATTTCTCGAAAGAGATTGGATTGGTTGTGGCTTTGCCGGACTTGCGAGAGTGCATGGATTCTTTACACTGGATTCGAACGGACATTACAAATGCAGAAGACATGTTGAGTCGTTGCAACTCTGTTCTTATGGAAATGGCAGGCTATGGACGCCAAAGTTTCAGGTGGGTGCGGCGTTACTTTCACAAGTGGACGCAGTATGCACGTGAGACAACTGGAGTCATTGTGCCTGTGGAAAAACTTTTCACGTTTGATTACGTGATGAAGATTCAATATCCAGATCAGGAAATAATGACAATTGACTCGAAAGACGATTTGTTGATGTCTGCACTGATTCCCATTGCAGAAGGATGGCTGTGTCAAACTCATGAAGACAACCGTGAAAACGGCAAACAGACTAAACGACAAGTGAAAAAGTCGAATCCACGTGAATGGAAGTGGCGAGCAGAAATGGAAACCAATGGAGCAGCATATGACGTACGCGATTGGTCTCCTACTTACACTAAATGGTGGCTCACTGATCCAGGCTTAGGCCCGGTCAAGAGGCCGCTCAAGGTGTACAAAAAGCCTGGAAGCAATTTCTTTGCGGAGAGGAATTGTATCCGTTTTCGACCTGACGTTAGTGGGTGGCCTGAAACGTACCGCCTGAAAGCTGTGCGACGGATGTGGGATATTTATGATATGTTCCTCGAAATGTACAACCAGACCGAGAACACACCGGAAGAGGCGGATGAGAGAGCATGGAATTTTTTCAAGACATGTTTCGATAATGAACCCGATTATGTGGCTGCGTTCCTGACTTACAAGAGTCCTGATTATGTCGACGACCTTGTCATTTACTATTCAAATGTGCGTGCATGGTATGAAGAAAAACAAGCTGGTCGCAAACCGATGATTGAAAGCCAGTACATCGATTTTAGTGACAACCCGCCAGTTATCAAGCGTGGTAGCATTGATCGTGATATGCTTGTGCTTACTGCGCAAATGCTCGGAACTACCGAATTTGTCGATGATGTGCCTGCCCACGATCCGAGTGGAAAACAATATCAGCACCACATTCCGTTGCAATTGTTGAAGTTTGTCAGTTCGGAAAATTTTGACAGGCCTATTCGTGTTGGAGGATTCACGTGGTCTGCTGCATCAACGGAAGGAACTCTTGTTGCAACTGTCAATTTACCAAAAGATTGGGCAGACGATTTCATCCTGTCGAAGCTGAAGTATTGGGCATTCTATCGCTCTGGTTTCACGCTTTACGTCACTGTAAATGGTACTATGCAACACTATGGACGATTGATGGCGAGTTGGTTGCCACAACCTGAGGCTGTGCATACACGCTACAAGAACTATACGTCATTCTTCACTGGCGATTGGTTTCAACTGGATGCTAATGGCAGTCAAACTCTAGAAATGGAGTTGCCGTATACGCATACCAGTGAGTTTTTCGTCGTGAGTCGTGTCCAAAATGATTCGTACATGACAATTTGGTTTTATGTCAGTGTGCCACTCCGTATGGTATCGGGAGTTGCAACGTCTGTTGACGTTAGCATTTTTGCCGTGCCTAAAGATTTGGTGCTTCATGGCTCTACCATCATGCCGCTACCAACGCCGCCGCCACCACCACCACCGCTTTTTAAAGCTCAAATGGCCACTGATGACGACACTGTGCGTGCTGAACACACCGCGGAGCCGAAAGTTGAGGCTGCCAAGAAGACGGATGATGGAAAGGTGGTGAGTCGCATTGTGAGAACGATTGGAAAAGCAGCGACGAATTTCACGTTTTTGCCAGAGGTCGGCCCATTCTTTGGCATTGGAGGATTG